CACCCTTGTTACCGCTGTAAAATTGAGTGTAAGTTTTGTTGACCCCCAACCCACCCCAACTTCTTTGCAAAAACAGTACGTGATCGTTCAGTGCGATCATGTCTCAGTGGATTAGAAAATCCGTCCCTGGTACCGAACAGCCAGCGGCTGTCGTGTCGGAAGCTTCTAGCTTACCAAGCGTTTCTCAACGCTCCGATGCGGCAGTTCGCACTGCGTCGCGCCCAGGTGTTTCTAAACGCCGTCCATCAAAACCACCTATGCGTAATCAAGAATATGCAGATTACCAAGGTCCTGCGATGCATGAGCTCTCCAAAAATGCTCGCCGCAGACAGCGTAAAAGAGAATACCGTGCAGCTCAAGCTGAAATTGCATCAACTGATGCCAATCACGGTCAGACGAGGCGCAACAAAAAGAAAGCCAAGAAATCTCGATCTGGCAAAACTGAATCTCTCATTGGTTCGTTTACCGATTCAGCTTCCGTTGCGTGCAACAGTCCATCGTTGCTACTTTCCACCGTAACTACTGCCACCACAAAGAAATCCAAACATTCCTCCAAAGTCAAAGATCCGAAACCGAACTCCGTCGTGCCTAAAGGCTATGCCGAATTAGACATGTTTCGTCGAGATCAGGTTAAAGATCGCAAGGTCTTCACCACCGATGTGTTATTACCAAAACACGTATTAGCTCGTTTACAAAGCGAGTTTGCTCATGTTCGCTGGGCATACAACAAGACATTAAAGAAAGGTAACAGCAAACACCCTGGACTCCGAACTCAACGTGAAGTGCAGCGTGATTTACTTACTACCCTTGCAATCAGCGAATTTGAAGATCGTGTTGTTTCATGCTATGATCCTGGCACTGCCCATGAACGTTTGGGCCATAAAATCCATTGTTGCCAGAAAGTGATCACCGTGAAAGATAACCTCCGTGCTGGAGCCAAACTACAACATGTCACCAAATGTGCGCATGATATCGACGACTGCCTTACATATTGCCGCAATTTTGACCGTGCATTCGCTTTAGTGTTCATTCACTCATCGTATTTCATGGCAGTCGAAGATTTTCACGCACTCTTTGCAAAACATCCATTGCTGCGCAAGATATTCATTCTTGTCCACCGATTCGATACCCTCGCGGGCACCAATGCCGATCCCTATTTCAGTGATGAAAAGCATCCTGATGGTGAAGGCTGGTGGCACCGAGGTGAATTGGATAAACCTGACAACAACAGCCCGTACATTGTTATGAAAGTGGAAGGTGAGCCGAAGCCGTACCACCATCCATCATCTGAATGGCTGTATAATGGTCCTGACAATTTTATCAAGGACAATCTAAGAATCGGATGGAATATTATGCGAGAAACTTCCTATGATATGTGCATTCAAATGCAGCGCACTGAAGCTACAGTGACCACCGTTCATCGCTCATCATACAAACCTGCCGATGTGCTTAATATGCGCTCGAGCCGTATGGGTGATCTTAAGAAACGTGTCGCGTCAGAGCTCATGTGCACCACTATCAATGACTATTATACTAAGAAAGCGTCTGCTAAGATCAAAACGATCGCCGAAAAGATGAATATGCATCTTTCCGCTGATGACGCCATGGAAGTATTATCGTATGTGCTTGAAAACCGACAGAAAACAGACGAAAAATTGGCAGTGGCATCCCATGAGATTGCTGTCAATCAAGAGTTGCACAACAGCGTTTTGACGCTGAAGCCGGTGAATGCGTTTCGCTGGTTTTTTAATCGTGGTGCAGCTTGGTCATGGCGTTTTTGGAAATTCATTTCGCAGACTGTGAAGAAATTCACCGTTTGGACAGCCATGAAAATCTTCGTTTTGTGTTTTTGTGTGTTTCATTATTTCAAAGCACTGCGCGCAATGAAAACATCACAACGTTCCATGCTCAACCAGACAACATTGTGTGGGTTGAAATCGAGGACGTGGGATCATCGAAAGAATTTACTCGTGCTTTTACTGTTCCGTACTATCACTGGCATGATGGCAAGCGTCGAGAGTGGTATTACCACTGTCATTCGAGGCTGCATCAAATTCGTGAACAGCATTCAATACATATTATTTACCAAAGCACCCATTCCACGTACCACGACCAATACAACACAGACACTGTCGGTTCCTGTACGAAGTATCTCATTTTCTTCTGTCTGGAAACGAACCATTCATTGGTTTCACTCTTTCTTTCCTTCAACGATCGAAATGGTGGCTTCTGGTGAATTGAGCAGAGAACGCATATATCATCGATCCAATTGGTTCAATCGTCCAAACGATAGCCGTCATGCATTTATGGCATCAAACACTCGAGATAGCCGACATTACGTGGTTCCAACTTCGGTTGAGATAGCGTCATTGTCTGTGGTTCCCCGTGTTCAGTTATATTTGTTTCGCGGTGTTATTGTCGTCGGTGTAGCAGTTGGTCTCAGCATTGGTACTTCATTAATGGCGACACTCTTTCGAGTGTTAAGACATCGATATCCGCTGAAGGACCCTTCGCAGCAAACGCTTATTAAGAAGTGTCATGGTGTGCAACCCTTCTCTCCTCATTTGAAGTGTAAGGTGACCGTGACAGACAAACCTCGCTGCAAACCAAAACAAACTTATTTTGCTATACCTAGTGATTACTACACAGACGATTGTCCCGACCAGATCGGATATTATAGTTACGGACCAAGGACAAAATACGATCCTGTGGTTGGTGCCACAAATTGTATCCACAATACAGTGGAGTCCGTAGCTAATCGTGTGATGTTAGATGTGAAAGCAGACCCCAAATACTATTCCGATTTGAAATCTGATAAAATCGCGCTTTATGTAAAGCGGTCCCAAGAACTTATCGATTTCTATTCGGATATAGAACCAGTTGAACCGAAGGAGCACACAGATTACATACGTGATCTTGTACCACTTAAACGTGCTGAAGGATTCACTTGGTATGGCCGCACGGCAGACGAGAATCGGACTCATGTCTTTGATGACTATTATCCGACTGAGGTGCATTTGAAATACGAAACTTTGTGCATCGAAGATCCCGTCAAACCAGTGCGCGTGGTCTGCGCTCCGCCGAAAGATGTCAAGTTGGACATCGGCCCGTATTGCTACACTTTTTCAAAGCAATTACGGCGCTTCTATTGTTCTGGTGTGTGTATGCCTGATGTGGACCCGAGGTTCGAGAACTATGTTTATTGCTCGGGCTACAACAAGGTACAACTTGGTGCTATTTACAAGCGTAATTACGACTATCTCATGTCAGAGACAGGAGATTTGCTATGCTTGACATTGGATCACTCACGATTCGATTTGCACCATATTGACGAGCACTTTAAAGTGCAACACAGCACCATGCGGCGGTGTGTCAACACCACTCCCGTAATCGAGAAGTGGATGAAGCAGAGCTGGCGGCGAGGAACCACCAATAATGGTGTGATGTTCCAACGCAAAGATATGCGCTTATCTGGATATAACGAGACTGCATCTGGCAACACATCGGTGGGGATCGGTGGTTTCCATCATGTAGTTTCTGAAGCGCATCCAACTCACTCATTCACTGAAATTTTGGACCTACCGATACGGTCCCTATTCCTGGGAGATGACACAAATGCAATTGGTGACGCAGAGACGATGACGCGCATCGCGAAGAATATCGTCCAAAATTATGCCGACATCGGATTCTCCATCAAATCAGAACTTAGAGCTCCAGAACTATCTTCCTTTTGCTCTATGATAGCCGTTCCTGGCATCGTGCGCAGTCGCGGTGTTACAGATGACACTTTCTTATTTATCAATTATCCGGCTAAGTTTTTGATGCGTTTTGGATTCAGTCGCGTACCATTGGACCATATGAAACGAATTGCCTTCATCAAGGCCTTGTGCCTCAATTCTAAGGAGAACGACATTGTACCCTTCCTCGAAGCGTTTCGAATCAGAGTGTTAGAACTCTGCGATTCTGCAATCACTGTTTCTGAGAACGACACATATTACATGGACGCATTTACACGTCGTGTCGAATTATATCAATCTAAACAAGTCGAGGAGATGCAGTTTGTCAAGAATGGATGTATTGATTATGCGCGTGCAAACGAAAAGACGTATAACATGCTCATCCAACGCTATGACACTGATAGAGCTGAGATAAATGATTTAGCTTGGTACCTCCGACGAATCCCGTCTCTG